GTGCCGCCGAGCACGCCCAGCATCGACGCGCGATTGCCGCCCAGGTTGATGCCAATCGACGGAACCGCCCCGGGCAGCTTCGCCGCCTGCACCGCGACCGCGCCATAAGCCGTGTCGATGGTCATGGCCGCCGCCCAGGCGCGCGCGTTGGGATCGACCTGCGAATTATAGCCGATGATGGCGGTGACGTTGGGCGTCGATTGCACGCGATCGAACACCACGACGTCGCGCGTCGCGCGCGTGCGTTCACCAAGCACCTGCGTCATCCACGGCGTGCCCTCGGTCGTATCGACAAACCATTCGCCCTGGTTCAATCGCAATCGGGTCATCACCCACTGCCCGACGCCCTCGGGCTGATTGACCCAGAAATTGCTCTGGCCGTGGCCGAACGTCATGTCGCCGGTCACCGGATCGAGGCGGCGGTATCGCATCACGTGCTCCCGTCGATGATATCGCCGCGCGACTGCAAGAATTGCAGCAGGTTCTTCAAGGCGACATTGCCATTGTAGCTGCCGGTGATCGTCGCCTTGGCGATCGGCGCCGTGCCGAGAACGCCCAGCTTGCCGCCGCTCTCGCCGACCGTGACGTTCTCCGCCGTCAGCTTGATCGTGTTGGTGTCCAACTCGATCACCACAGTCCCGTCGTCGCTGCGCAACTGCGTGGTCGTCGCCGAGACGCCGCCCGCCGGCAAGTTCGTCTGGCTGCGCACGCCGACATGCGCGACGGCATCGGTGATGTCGTGCATGCGCCAGTCGGAGGGCTGCTGCACGCCGCCTTGCTGATGCCAATTGTCGATCGAACGCTCGGAGAAAGCGATCCAGCATTCATCGCCCGCCTTGACCGGGAACGTCAGGGTGAATCCGCCGCCGCCCGGGAAATGCACCGGCACGTCATGGATCTGCGCGATATTCACCGGCTGCCGCGTGCCGTCCGTCATGCGCTGGATCGCCTGGATCGCCGGCTGCACGACCGCGGTAATCGCCTTCGCGTCGAAGCTCACGATGATCCCCGGCATCCCGGTATGGATCTGTGCTTGTCGGCCGTCGAGATGCGTCTGGATCGCCTCCAGGCGATCGGTGTGTCTCTGGCGCCATTCCAGCGGCCCAACATTGGCATCGCTCATGGCAGGCTGACCCAATAGAGGTGGCTGGTGATGCCGAGATTATCGAAGGTCGGCACCGCATCGGGGTCGCCGTCGCTGGTGACCACCAGTGCACCGCCAAAGTTGAGATAGGCGTATTGCGCCAGCAGATCGGCTCCGGTGACCAAGGGAATGCCGCACACCAGGGGATTGCCGAGGCTATCGCCAATGTCCACGACCCAGGTGCCGCCCGCCTCGGGGAGCCCCGCGTTGCGGAACTGGAAGGTCAGCGAATAGCCGGTGCCGCCAAGCTGGACGGCGAAGCGCTGCGGCGAGGGCACCAGCGGGATTTCAAACGCCTGCATCGTCAGCCACCGAGGAAGCTGGGGAGGGTGATCTTGCCGCCGACAACTTTATTGAGCAGCGTCTTGTTATCGACCGGCTGCGCCTGCTTGGGCGTGGTGTCGGTGGTGGACGCGGTCTTGTCCGGTGCCGCCTGATCGCCCTGCGCCGGCTGCTGCGTCGAGCGCGTGACGACGCGGAACACCTCCTGCATGTGGCATTCCAGCATGAGGCTGTATTCCGTCGTGTGATCGGTGCGCACGCCAAGCTCGATGATCAGCATGTTCTTGTAGGCGCGCTTGCCGGTCGTCAGGTCGAACGGCTGGCGCTGGTGCATCAGGTCGAGCAGGCTTTGATAGATCTGCCGGCAGCGTTGCTCGGTGAGCGAGCCCAGCAGCGCATCCCCGGCACCAGCGAGGCCGCCGGCAATAAACCCGCCGACTGCGGCGCCGACCGGGTTCGCGTTGGTCCAGCCGCAGCGCATCGTCACCGTCGCCGGCACGATATAGGCATGGTCGGCGACCGATGAGCCGTCGGCGATCGGATGCTGCGTGACGACGACGCGGTCGCTGTGCTGTTCCTCAATGGTGACATCGGGAATGATAGTACCGATCGATCGCCCCTGGCGGATGAACGCCGGGATCAGCCCTGGGACCGCCTGCAACGCCGGCTGGGCGAACGTGCCGATGGTCGAAAGCGCGGTGAGTGCGCCGCTCATCGCAGCGAGCCCTGCGCGTTGCGAACGTACTGCTCATTCACCCGCGTCTGCGCATCCGCCACGCGCATCGCCGTCGCCTCGGCGGTCGGCCCGGCCGCGACGTTGATCGTCGCGCTGTTCTGCACGGTGAGTGCTTTCCCGCCGCCCGTTCCAACGGCACGATCGCTGCCCAGCGGCTTCAACGCAGAACTGACCATACCCGCGTAGCTAGCGCCGCTGGTGCCAAACGCATCGCGTCCCGCCCAGCCGCCATGCAGTTGCCGCAGCGCCCCGCCGACACCGAGCAGATGCGCGGTAGCCAACGTGCCGGCACGGTCCTCGGGCGATAGCGCCGCGAAGGCCGGATCCTTCATCAGTTGCTCGTAATGCGCCTTGGTATAGCGCGCGAAAAACCGCTCCTGCATCGCGGGATCGGAGAGGAATTGCTGTTGGCTTGGGACAGCCTCGCCAAGCTGTCCTGCCGTCTCGGCGATCTCCGCGGCACCCATCTGATATTTGCCGGCGAATCGCCCGCTCGATCCGCCCATGATGTCGTAGCGGTTGCCTGATTCGCGCTGGCCCAGCGTGTTGCGGAAGACGTCGTACTGCTCTGCCGTCAGTCCGATGCCAGCGCCGCCAGCGCCGCCGCCGAACCGATCGGCGAGGAACCGACCGGCCCAGCCGCCGCCAACACTGCTTTCCGGCTTTGGTGCGGCGCCGCCGTCCTGCTTGTCCAACTCGATCAGCTTCGCGCGCATCTCGGCTGGACTGAGTTTGTTGCCCTCCTTGTCGGTGAAGAAATCGGCCCCTGCGCCGGAATCGAAGCTGCCCGGTTCTTGCCCCGCGGTGTAGCCGCGCTTCTCTGCCGCGGCACGCAACGCCTCTGCGCTGTCGTATCCCTCATGGGCCGCAGCAATGACCCCGGCGGTCGCGGCAGCGCCGGCAGTGACCGCGCCGGCAGTCGTCCCTAAGAAACCCGTCACGCCGCCGACGACAGCCTTCGCGGCGGCGGGCGCTGCCCTTGTGGCGAGGAATGACGCCAGCCACCCCGGCACCTTCCACAAGGTGAGGGCGCCCGCCATCACGAGGATGTCGGTGAACAGCCCCTTGATGCCGGTCATGCCTTCGAGCCAGCAATCGATCCCCTTACGCATATCGTTCAGATAAGAGACTATCGGGGCGATCGACTTCGCCATGGAATCGAAGCCCGACCAGTCGATCGCGCTGTCCTTTCCCGACTTCCATCCCTGGTAATCGTCGATCAGCAAAAGCAGCAGGGTCAGCGCGCCGATGAACCAGGCGAGCGGTGATTTGGCGAGCGCGACAATGCCGGGCAGCGCCACCAGCACTTCCAGCATGTGTTGGATCGCCGGCGGCAAACCTTCGAAGGTCTTGATGGCGACGTTGACGAGATGGATGAAGCCGGCGAGCGCAGTCGCCGCGGTATCGAGCCATTGGCTGATTTGTGGCAGCGCCGCAATCAGCAGGTCGGTGAGTTCCCGAAGCTCGGGCAGCATCTTCTCGAACAGGCTAAGGCCGAATTTCTGTTGCAGGGTGTCGAAGATCAGGCCGATCTGCCTGAACTGCTGCATCACCTCCGTCGATTTCTTCGCCCATTCGTCCTGCCGCTGGGAGACCTGCGCATCGGTGCCGACGCCCCACACCGCGCGCTGCATCTTCCGCGCAAGGCTCTGCTCCTCGCTGTACTGCCCCGAGGTGAGCGCGAGCATGGTGCGCTCGTCGATGCCGAGGATCTGCGCGGTGCGCCGGGCGATGGCGTACTGGCCGCGCTGCGCGTCGGTCCCCTGCGCATACGCCGCCGTGCCGCCCATCGCCCGCAGGACCGGCCCGAGTTGCTCAAGCTGGCCGGCGGTGTCGCGCGCGGTGACGCCGAGGGTGCGCAGGAACCCGGTCGCGGCGGGCCCCATGTTGCGCGACCAGTCGCCGAACCGCTCGATGCTCGCCCGCGCCTCGCCGGCCGAGACGCCAAGCTGCGACATCGCGAACGTCGCGGTCTGGATGTCGGCAACCGATGCGCCGATGCGCTGGCTCATCCAGTAGAACTGCTCGCCGGTCTCCGCGAGATGCTTGGTCAGTTCGAGGACCGCGCCCGCGAGCCCGGTGATCTCGGCGGCGACGCCGGCGACCGATCCGGCAACCTGCTTCAGCGTCGAAAGGAATCTGTTCTGGCTGGCGCTATCGACCGCGTAGCGGACGCTGATCAGATATTCTTGGAGGGTCTCAGCCATCAGGCGGACGTCCTCACGCCAATCGGCTGCTTCGTGGGATCAACCGGCTTGGTCGTGATGTCGCTGTACCAGGGGTTGCCGCGGTTCTCGCCCCAGTGCCGCACCGCGCCGACGACATAGAAGCCGTCGGCGGCGAGGGCCATGTTGCTGAATGTCAGCGCCATATTGGTGTCGGGCAACCGCCCCGGCTCGACGCCGGTGTAGGTCATCACGTCGCGCTGCGCGATCTTGACCTGGCCGCCAGGAATGATCGCCGGGTTCAACAGGCTGCGCGCCTCGACGCCTGCGCCAAGCGTCTGCGTCGGCACGCCGATCAGCCCGGTCTGGCTGTTGAGCACCGGCACCGTCTCGGTGCTCATTTGCAGGTATTCGCTCTCGCTGAGCATGTGCAGTTGGTTGTTGGTGTCGATGTAGACATTGGCGTTCGCCGACTGCGCCACGTCGCGCAGGATATCCGATGCCATGCCGAACAGCGTGCGGCCGCGCGGCGATTTGTCATCGCCGAGGTCGGTGATCTGCCCGAGGGTGATCCCCGGCATCGCCGCGAGACACGCCATCACCACGTCCTGCTTGGCGTAGCCGACGGGGATCCAGGTGTTGACGACCGCAGCATTCAACGGCTGATCGGCCTGCACCGCGACGATCTCGACGAAGGTTTCCGTCGCCTGCCGGCCGCGCCGGTAATACGCGATCTCTCCGGCGAACACCTGCCCAGATTGGCGCGACGGCGGCTGGTAGCCGGCCGCCAGGAAAACGTGCGTCAGTTCCTTCTGCATCCGGTTGATGATGTCGTCGCCGACGTTGAAGACCGTGATGTGGCCGATCCACGGCGTCATCAATTGCGTCTGCTCGATCGAGAAGCTGAAGGCGAGGTCGGACAGATCGATCGCCTGCTGCCCGGACGGCGGCCCGACCGAAAGCGACCACTTGCGCAGCCACAGCAACGCGCCATCGGTTTCCGCCGCGGGGACCGGCGGCGCAAGCGGCACCGCGGCCGTCAGCGGCCGGTCGGGAATGGTCACCTCGGTCAGCGGCGGCAGGCTCATTGATTCTCCTGTGCCTCCCGCCAGCGGTGCTCGTTTTCCGCCTTGACGTTCAGCGCCTCATTCGCCCAGGCGATGTGCTCGAGATCGACCGAGCCATCGAGCAGGCTTTCCAGGCGCAGCATGCCGGCGAGCACCGGGCGCATCAGGAAGTCCTCGTCATCGGGCAGACTCAGCCAGGAGATGTTGCCGGGCGGGAGGTGGTATCGGTAGCGCTGCTCGGCGATGCGGCTCCGATAGCGAAAAAACCCCCGAGGTTCTCCTGAATGACGTGCCAGCAGATCGTCATCAGTTCCTGCACGTCGATGTCGTCGTACATATCGCGCCCGCCGACGCGCATCTCCTGCCATGCTGCCGGTCCCGCGCCGTTGCCGCCTTCGCCGCGTTGCGTCACCGCGAGACACAGATCGACCAGGGTATCGACCTCTTCCTTCTTCATCGAGGCAAAGGTGTCGAAGAACGGCACCATGAACGCGAGTTGCCGCGCCGCCTGCGTCGCATCGGCGGGATCGGTCAGCGCAAGCTGCACCATTGGGCCGAACAACGGCCCGAGGCCACGCAGCAGATGAAGCTGCGTGCGCGCGTTCATCTTGCGCGAGCGGTAGTGATGACCGGCGACCTCGAATTCGGCCATCGGTTATGAACTCCCCGGCGTGCCGTCGCCCAAGATTCCGTCGATCGCCCCGGAATGAAACGCCCATTCCTGCACCCCGCCATCTTTGGCGAAATTGACGTTCGGCCAGCGTTGGAAGGCGCATTGCCGGCAGGAGATCTGATCGCCGCGCGCCGGATCGCTGATGACGATGGTGTTCTGCCCCCACAGTGCCGACGAGACACGCTGCAGGTCGTACATCTCCGACAGCATCTGATTGGTCGGCGAGGTCTTGAG